GCACCAACGCGAACAATCGCCAGACCATCAAAGCTGCCCGAATACGTCACGGTCTGGTGTGGGCCAGATGTGATGATAGGCGGGCTGATGGTAAAGTCAGAGTTGTTGGTTCCAGTGCCGTTAGTGGTGATACCTGATGTTACAACAAACTGTTGCAAGATGCCGGTTGATGCCTTGGTCTTTGGATTGACCATATAAACACCGGCGATGGTAACCACTGACCCGGTAGTCAGGGTTTCCGTGGTTCCCCAGTTGTCGGTTGCCAGTGTTTGGGTCCAGGTGTTTTTGGCTGTGTCATAGGTTACTTCCTGCGCTGTGCCATCTGTAACCGCACTGGTGTCAACTGCCGTACCATTAGTATGGGTAGGCACGACCTGCGACATGTAAATGCCATCAAATCCAGCCAGTCCTGTCAGCTTGCCTGTTTTCCAGGCGTCACCAACCAGCTTGTCACCGGCACCAAGTCCAGCCTGTGCGCCAACCATCGCCCAATAGTCAGATGGCGAAAGCACAGCATTGCGCTGAGACATCGGGACTGCCATTTCGTCGAGCCGTTCTGCTCCTTTCGTGAAGTCAGAGAACGAATTGATGGTTTGTCCAGCAGTACCAGCCCAGTTGTATGTGCCTTGATAAAACTGCTCAAGGCAATCTTGAGCCATCGTGTTGATGATATTGGTCATTGCAGGCTTGATAACCCGATCTGCCAAATCCTTGATGTCGAGCGTCAGGTCTGTTGAACTGAAACTAAAGTCAACGCCTCTCTGCTGATCGACAGTCAGAGTGGTCTTGCCTTCGATGACATCCTGAAGATCCATTGTTGCACCGGAGCGAACAGTGAAATCAGCGGGACGCCTGATTGAGATTGTGTCGCCAACCTTGTAACCGTTGACAGACTTCGAGAATTCTTCCTCGTAAGGTCGGTGGAAAGAATCCAAAACGCCAAGTTCGTTGTCCAGAACGGCAAGTGCCGCCTTGGCAACTACATCGGCTGTGAGTGTAGTATTAGCCATTGTAAAAAGTTTCCATCTATGGGACGCGGCGTTTCACAACGCGACATCTGTTTGAAATGACCGGTCAATTTCCTGACAGGTACTTGGCAAGCTCTGGAACGCTCATGGTATCGGGCGTTTTTCTAGCTGATGACCTGCCTTCGCCTATCGGCTTGATTGGTGCCGGTGCCTGGGTCACACGTTTCTGTGTCGGGGTTGAAACTCTTGCTTCAAGCTGCCCGATGGCCCTGATCTGTGCGTTTGGTGCCAGACGCGATATGCGGTCTGCTTCACGCGGGTTTTTCCCGAGGTAATATTGCACCTGTGGCCCAAAGTCAGAGTCCATGATTTCGTGCGCCATCTCTGGCGTAATGCGCAGCGCCGGGTTTTCAGCAACGGCATGGAAGTCAGGCGTTTCCGCCGCAAAGTCCATTGCTCGCTCACTGTGAGCCTCAGCCAATGTCCGCATAGCAGACTGGTCTGCGTCTTTTGCGCTTTCCTCAATACTGGCAGCTTGACGCTGTTCAATCTTGTAGGCAGCGAGGTCGGAAGAATACTCGTCCTGGTCGTCATACTTGCCAGGATCAGGTCTCTCTGCTTTGCGCAACCGATCCAGTTGACTGCGAAGGCGAGCGGATTCCCGCTGTTCATCGCGCCACTTCTGGTTTAGCTGGCTGATGCGCTCCTTGGCGCTGGTGCGATTTGGCTTCTTGTCGTCATCCGACTTGTTGGCCTCGTCGTCTTTGTCTTCAGCTTTCGCCTTTGCGTCTTCCGCTTCATCGCCGGGATTATCGCCCTGCTCTGCGTCGTCTGCTTCTGGCTTGGCCTGCGCGACTGGATTTTCAGTCGTTTCCACAACTTCTTGTGTCGTGGCTTCGTTTTCGTCCGTTTCGCTGGACACAGCGTCAGTTTCGTCAACCATTTGACGGTCTCTCCGTGAGATAGGGCGGTTCACACCGCTCCGATTAACGCGCTTCTCATGAGCGCGAATTTGTTATGTGCGCAACGTGCGCAACTATGCTGCTTTTGAAGCCCTGATATGAGGACGATTGGCCTTGACGCGCTTGTCACGCTCTCTGCGTGTTACGTGTCGAATAGCATCATTGGTCAGCAATTTTTCCGTAGGTATAAAAGGAATTGTGACGACATAAGCGCCCCATTCATCTTTCATATTCAGCGATACAAACCAGCCATCGTCATCACGCAACAGGTCAACCCTGATGCTGTTGCGTGAGGCATAATCAGATGCAGTGTCTGCAAACAATTGCAAAGAGTTCTGGTCTGTCATCTAGCGTCCTTTCCAAGACGAAAAGGCCCGCAACACCATTGTTGCAAGCTGCGCATTTCTGCGAAAAGTGTGTGTTTACTGTCCGTTCATCCCGGCGTTCACGCCCATTTCAAAGGCAGTCTTTTCGGTCTCAACTTCAGTCTGATCTATGTCAGCGCCGATCTGTTCAATCTTCGCGCCGGTCAACTGTGTTTCTGCCCGCGTCTTGCCGGTCTTGGCCTGCAAGTCGGCAATCTTGGCTTCCAACTCAGCGAATTGCAGGCGCTGTGCTGCCTCTGCCATCGGGTCAGGCGGGGGCTGTTGTGGCTGGCCTGCATTCGGGTCATTCGGGTCTTGTTCCTGCAACTCCGGCGGCAGACTTTTACGCATACGATCGGCAATCTTGTCCGCGCCGTTGAAGTCCAGATTGTCGAAGTAAATGTCACCGATCAACTGCATGAGGTTCGGATCTGATTGCAGCAGCATACCAAGCTGTTCTTTCGCTTCTTCACGGCTGGTTGAGTAACTTGGCCCTGTCTTGACGCGCACATCAAAGCGGCCCGCTGACAGGTCATTGATGATGATTTTCTGCCCGTTATCAGACATGACAACCTTGTTGATAGGAACAAATTCCTGTTGTTTGTCTGACGACATGGTGCGGATAACGCGCTCGCTGTCATAGATTTTAGGAATCAGGTCAATGAGGATCTGGCCGGTTCTGCGTATCGCCTGATTGAAGTTGTCGATAAACACATATGAGCCAACGTCACCCTCACGCTGGCGCGCCGTGATTGCCCTGCCTGACGTTTCGTTGCCTTGCTGTCCGAGCGATGATGCATAAATACCAGTGGTATTCATCAAGTCATCTTGCGCAACCTGAGCCTCTTGCCACATGGCAGTTGGTGGCGCTGCTGGCTGGTTGCGCTGCGGTGGCGCTTGCCCTTCAGTGTGGCCGTAAACCAGATACGGCAGGTTGTCCGTATTTGCCCGGTTCCAGAAATTCTCATAGCCCTTTACCTGATCTGCCGTCAACAACCAGGGTGCCTTTGGCGCAAGGGCAATGGATTCAGCCGCATGTGAACGCCAGTAATTGTAAAGCTGCTGCGGTGCCTTCGCGTCGCGGATCAGCGACTTGCGAATGACCTCGCCATTCATGGACATTTCCGATCCCATGACGGGAACAATCGGGATATGCTTGCCAGCCCAATCCTGCTTTTCTTCAATTATCTCATTGCCATTGACAACATACCGGCAGACTTTGTGTGACTTGGCCTTGCGCTCTCGCACGATACCGAGCATTGGAATGATTGACTTGTCTATTTCATCGAGCCTGATCGTCTGGCCGTCCTGCGTCATGCCGAGCAGAATATCAATCGGTTCCTTCACCCAATATTCAGCAATGCGCACAAAGTCACCATCAACCCAGTCAGCATAAACCTGCTCACTGCTCACACCGCTGTCAAAGCTGGTAATGCTTGCATCTGGATAGCGAGCCTTGAAATCGCGTTCCATGACCATCTCAGTCACAAAGCAGTGCATGGCGTCGGCGCGGTCAATCTCGTTGGCGTTGCCGTCCCAGACCACTGCAAGCGGGTCCAAAATGCGCTTGATAAAGATGTCCTGATCAAATGCGCTATCGTCGGCATAGTCAGTCACAATGCGCCAATGGCCAATGCCTGCCGTAATTGCGCACTCAGCGGCATGGGAGTAGACCGACTGGCCGCCTGATTGATACTCAATCTGCCTGATTGCACCCTCGAATATGTCAGACAGTTGCGGGTCAGTCTGATCGTCAACCGGATAACATTCGATTGCTGGCTGGCTTTGGCGTATGTCTCCTGAAACCTGGCGGATGAACTTTGGTATCTGGTTGATCGTGATGATAGGCCGACCCTTGGCCTTGCGATCCGCAACCACGGCTGACGGCCATTGATAATCACCGCCACGGGAAAACCGCAGGTCTTCCAACGCCTCATCGCGGTTTGTCTCGTCGGCATCCCAATCAGCGGTGAACTGATCGAGAATGTCTGTTATGTCTTTTGCCATGAATTATGGCTCCATCTATGGGTAAGCGGCGCAATCACTGCGCTGCTGTGTGCTGTTGGCTAAGCAGCCATCCAGCCGTCGCCCGACATCATCGGAGGTGACAGGCCAATCTTGGTATCTATCTTTCGTGCATCGCCGCGCGTCAGGCCGGGGAACAATTCGGTAATTGCCCAGACCAAAGCATCGCCACGGTTCGGTGAACCAATGCCCTGATAGCCAGTGGTTGTGAAACTCATCAACTCGTCTTCAAGCTCAGGGAAATAGCCAACGTGCTTGACCTTCCCTTGCTCGTACAGCGCCGAAATAGGCTCAGCACGGACAACCTTGCCGCGTGATGCTTTCACCGCCTTGTAGGGCGTGTTAGCGCGTGATGTCAGTATCGTGTGCTTGACCATTGCGCCGCCGAAGTTGTCTTCACCAACAATAATATCAGCATCGTGCCGGTCAAAGGCAGACGTTGCTACATTGCCCCATGTTGCCGGTCCTGCCTTCAATGTCAGGTCTTCCAGCACGTAAGCAACGCCATCTGTGCCAAGCGCCGCGACCACAACGCCGATTGCATCATGGTCAGGATTGTCATCATCAGCGCCAGACGGATCAACCGCAATCACAATGCGCTGATAGTCTGGCAGTTTGTCACCGTCGATAATCCTGTTGCGGTCCAGCGTCAGGCTTGACCAAAGCGAGTTCTCATTCGCCGGTATGAACTCACCAGACAGAAACCGCTTTCGATCCCGTTCCGGCAAGCCTTCAAGCTCCTGCATATAGGCTTCTGGCAGATTATCCACGTTGTGAAGCGGGTTGATCTGCATTGACGCGAAGTTGTCAGGGTGAGGCAATCCCGATCTGCTCTCAGGGTCAATGTGCTTTATGAATAGCGAATATGTCCAGTGCGATTGATTTGGCGGATTGCAGTCATAGAACATCTTGAGCGATAAACCGGCGTCTTGTGCCAATCGAGTAACAGCCATTTTACGCGCTGACCAAGGAATCTGCGAACACTCATTGAGGTAGATGGTCGAATACTCATTCCCTAGAATTTTCTCAGTGCGCTCTTTGTCATCCAGCCCCCCAATATAAAGCCTGCTTTCGTTCTCGAACTCCAGATACCAGTCTGTTTTGTCCAACTTGGTGCGCGAGCGAAGGCCAGGCCAACATAAGTCCATGACCTTCGGTATTGTGTCCTGCATAAGTGATGTCTTAGCGTGATTGAAACGAAACCGCATTGCAGTGTGTCTTGACTGCGGTGCCTTCAACGCTCTTGTGATGATCTGGCGTATCGTCAGAAACGTCTTGCCTGAGCGTGATCCGCCAAACAACATGCAGTGAGTTGCCGGGCCATTGAGAAGCAATCTGGCTTCCTTTTGGCGCGGTGTTAGCTCAAGCGTCTTTGTCATCAGCGTCAAACATCAGTTTCAAATCGCCAGTGTGCTTCACTTCCTGCTTGTCACCGTAAATTTTCGGCAACGCCTTGGAAAGCAACCACTTGCGAGTGTCAAGCCTCAACCTTGACCGTTGGACATGCTCGCCGTTCAGGACGTAATTGGCCTTGCCTTCGTCGTCTAATCGCTCCATCCAATCGTTTTGGCCATCGTCTGCAACCTCAAGCAATTCATCGGCCATAATGTGATAGCCAACCTCTCTTGCTCTTGCGTATTGGTCAGCGAAACCTTCCCTGTCGTCTTTCACCCATCCCAAAACAGTGCTGTGTCCAATGTCCACTGTTCTGCAAACTTCACGCAGCGTCATGCCTTGGAACAGGCCTTCGCATACCTTGGAGGCCAATTCTGTTGTGTATGATGACGTTTCACCGGATGGCATCACTTATCGCCTTTGATCAAGTCTGCAAGACCGCCCTTGACTGGTGGACATGAAGGCTTGCTGTAAATGTCATTGATAACGGCATCAAGCGCACGGCTGATAATGGCATTAGCCAGTTGCCTTTTAATTGCTTCGTCGTTCATCACAAATCCCCCGCGAATTGCGTGTCTGCAACTGACAGTGTGCCTTCTTCCGAGTAATCAAGTGCGCCTTCGGTATCCCAGCGATAATGCAGGTTTCCTGCCTTGGTTGGCGTGATTGTCACTGAGTATGTACCTGTTGCTGATCTTGTTGGCGTTAGTGTGGTGACAGAACCCTTTCGGCCAATGCGCCATTTGAACGTGATTGCACTGGCGTCAGTTGCAGCGCCGCTTACGGTAACAACGGTCTGGAGTGTTACTGTTGATCCTGGGTATATGCGTTGTGCTGTCATATGAATGCGCTCCAGGTCTTGCCGTTCTCGACAACGCCGCCATGAAAAACAACGTCTTCCTGTACAGCGTCTGGCCGTGACTGCATCAATATATAAAACCCTTCTGGTAACTCGCCATAAACTAAACCTTCAAGACTCCAGCACCCTGCAATGCCATGCTCTAGCATAACGCCGGGTTCGCCGTTTGTTATTACATACTCCCACATTATCCGCATATCCTTGAAGTGGTCATTGAAACAGTATTGCTTGCTGATCGTGTCATCTGTGCGGCTATGGTGTTGCTTGGCGTCATGCTGGCTGCGATTGTTGCAGAACTCGTCAGATCAGGACACAAGCCCGCGATATTCTGTCCTGTGAGTGTGTAGTAGCCTGTTTCTACCGTCATCACGAAGACTGACGGCAGGGTTACATCTTGTCCGTTTAGTGTGTATGCGCCCTGTGCTGCCGTGATCAGGCGGCTTGCATTAAATGCCGATGCTTGGCCTGAAAGCGTGTAACTGCCTTGTTCCACCGTGAGCAGGCGAGTTGCAATCAGTCCGGTTTCTTGCCCGGTATATGTGAAACTGCCTTGACCTGCACTAAATTCAGACGACGCAACCAGTTCCGCATCCTGGCCGGTGTATGTATATGCGCCCTGATCTGCTGTGAGCAGCCTGGTGAGGCTTAGTGTTGTGGCCTGGCCTGATAGTGTGAATGAGCCTTGGTCTGCCGTGAGCGGTAGTCTGCTTGCGATCAGTCCAGCCGTCTGGCCGT